CCCAAAGTCTTTCTTCGCTGTCTCTGCGTAGTCTCCGACCACACTCATGAGTGTATTTAGAATCGTATCCCACCATGTGAGTGAGCCGCCACCAACACTGCCTACATCTATCTTTGTTGCCGTGCCGGTTGCAAATTTGGCGATACCACCTTCTGCGAAGCCTTGAGCGTTGATTGCCTTGAGGAACGGTAGCCACTTTTCGGTTGACTTCGCATTGACTACGAACTCACCGTTCGAGAGTAGGGCGGGTATTCTATCCTCTTTAGGACCGCCCGGGCCTGAGATGTAACCGCCTTCTGCTTTCCCAGGTATCGGCACAACTATCTGTCTCATGTTCTCGATCATTTGAGCCGTTGCTGCAAGATCATCTGCTGCATCGAGTATCGCATTTGATGACGCCTCAAGGGCATGAGCATATTCGAGCACGGCCATATAGTAGCTCTGTTCAAGTTCGCCCATCTGATTGAGTTCGACTTTCGTCGGGAATGTATTGTAAAAATTTCCGAGTGCTTCATCCACAGTGATGAGCCACGTTGCAAGATTGTCTGCGGGTCTGTCAAGAGTCTGATCGAGCTTTTCAAGTGCGCCAATAGTCTTCTCCATCTTTTCAGAGACAGGAAGATCGACGAATTCAGGGAACAGAACAGCATCTACAATGTCTTTGACTGTACCGCCAATCTTATCAATGAATTTTTCCACTTTTACGAGCATAAGAAGTTCAAACGTCAGTACACCTGCGCTCGGACTACCGAGGAAAGTTCCTATTCCCATACCGACCGCAAGGGCAGCAACAAACCTTGCTCCTATGTCCTGCCACTCCGCCTCGCCCGTGGAAAGATCCTGCGCGACTTTCAACGCAACCATCACGCCAAAAGTACCGAACGCAAGAGGCTTCAAACCCGCAAAGCCCATTGCAGCAACAAGAAATGGGGTAAGTGTAGCAATTGGAGTCATGAGCCACTTTGCAGTGAAAAACAAAGGAATTGCAGTCCCAGCAACTTGGCCAACTTCTTTTGAGCCTGTCATTTCTGCAATTACTCCAGCAAGCGCACTCTGAATTATGTCAAGAAGATTGAGGCCCGCTTTGATTCCAGCACCTATGAACTCGCCCAATTTTACGCCAAACGAAGCCGTGGTTTCATAGAGTTTTATATCCTCTGCGCTCATTTCTACGCCTTCCACAGCCCTACGAAGGACTGCTCCTACATCTTGAAGCCATTCGGTTGCGGCCCCTATCCCTTGTTTGACCCAATCAACTAGCCAAGTCGCACCGGAGACCGCGCCCGAGAGGATTACTTTGATGTCGTCTCCGAGGTTTACTTTCATCTCTCCGGCTTCGCTCATACCGATCTGCTTTCGTACCCAGTCGGCAAATGTATGTACCGGACCTTCCGCAAACCATGTAAGACCATCCCACACGGCAGAGCCAATAGAGCCGAAGCCCCGGACTAACAAGTCTTTCCAGGTGACTTCGACCTCATCATCTATGCCCGATGATTTCTTTATTCTGTTTTTCAGGTCCTCAATGAAAGTGCTCTGTGTGACTTTCGTCCAGAGCCACTTGACGGCTTCCCACTTCATTGAGAATACCTTCGCGACTCCCTTTGCGAATACTGTTATATCTCCAATGTCAAAACCGGAATTATCGTCTCCGTTTACTTCGATATTTATTTTCGGCCTGATCTGATCCGCGATCCAGTCAAGCCCGAAGGAAGCCTTCTCAGTGAGCCAGACGAAGCCTCTCCATTGCCAAGAAGCGATTTTTGCTATCGCGCTCACGACTACATCCACGGAGCCCTGATCTACTTTCTGTTCATCGTCAGCACCGAGGTCTATCTTTGGGAGTTTGTCGTCTATCCACTTCACACCTTCCCAGATCGCCGTGCCTGTGACCTTTGCAACATTTAGAATGATGTCAACAGGTGTGGTGCCGAGCTGATCTTCGGTCCATTTCTTGAGTGCTTCGTATCCGAGAACTATCTTCTCGCCGGTCCACTTCAAACCGAGCCAGCCGAGACCTCCAAAGACTTTAGCCACTTCGATAAGTATGTTTGAAGTAGCACCGTATTTGTCAAGGCCGAGCTCTGAATAGACCCACTTTTTGAGAGTGTCAAAGCCTATTGCTATCTGCGAACCTACCCACTTGAGGCCGAGCCAGCTAATACCGCCGATTACCTTTCCAACTTCAATAGTGGTTTCAACTATTGTGGGCAATACATTGTCCTTAGCCCAAACCGCAACATCATATGACCACTCACCGAGTTTCACAAGCCCCTGCCAAACCACGCCACCGAAAACTTTAGCAACTTCAATCGTGAGTTCAAATCCAGCCTCAAGACCTTCAGAAGCCCAGTCATAAACTTCTTTTGCACCGATAGCAACCTTCTGGCCTACCCACTTGAGACCATCCCACACTGCCGTGCCAACTACCCGGACCATGTCGAGAAACACTTCGGGGAGCGTTGCGGTTTCAGGTAGATCAAGTTGATCTCTGACCCAGTCTTCAAACATTTTCAGACCCAGAGTAATCTTTTCTCCGGCCCACTTGAGACCTTCCCAGATTACCAGGCCAATTACTTTACCTGCTGAAACTTCCTTGTCTTCGTCAATTATTCCAGCTTCTGTGATCTTCTTTTTCAATTCGTCTATGAAAGAAACAGCCTTCCCGGCCGCCCATTTCAGGCCTCCCCAAACAATACTACCGACAACTTTCGCAACCTCTATTGTCTGCTCAAAGCCTGTGTCTATTTCACTTACCACAAAGTCTTTGACAACAACAGCAAGATCAAATGTCTTTTCACCTATCCATGTAAGTCCACCCCAGATGACACCACCGATTGCCTTTGCAACCTCTACAAGGACTTCTACTTCTTCGTCAAGTTCACCATTTACCCAGTCACTCACCAATTGAAACATTGAGACCGCAATAGATCGACCGGCAATGATATCTACAATTTCAGTACCTATCCACTTGAGACCCTGCCAAGTCACACCGCCAACGACTATGCCTGCATCAATTACAATCTCGATGGCATCGCCCGCCTGATCTGCTACCCAGTCAAAGACTATTTGCGTACCAAGCGCGATTTTTTCTCCTACCCATGTGAGACCATCCCAGACAATACCGCCAACAATCTTTGCGGCGTCAACGACAATCTCAAGAGGGGACTTCCCGAGTGCAAGCTCTTCAAGCACCCAGTCTTTAATAGCCTCGTATGTGACGGCTATCTTTTCTCCGGCCCACTTCACGCCTTCCCAAACCAGAGATATAGCCCATGTGGAAGCTGTGATGAAACCGTCTTTGAGTTTAATGAGTATAGGCTCAATTACTCCCCAGACGTGTTCGACCGTCCCCTGTATCCCAAACCAGTCATGATCCCACGCAACGCGAAGAGTGTACAAACCTGCAATCAAGAGTGTAGGCCACGAGAATATAGTCTTGAACACGCCCACAATCAGATGACCACCAGTCACAACTATCTGCGAGAGCAAGCTCCATGCGGTGCCTGCAACCTTGAGTGTCAGGAACGCAGCACCCACACCAACAACAGCCTTACCGAACGGCCCGAGTTCTTCGTATCCTGCCTTGATAGTATCTTTCAGAGCCTTGAGAATGTCGGTCGGTTTCTCAATCTTCGAGCTGAAGTCTTCCATCCAGTTTGCAGCTTTCTGAATGAGAGGATTAAACGATTTGCCTAGAACTTCTCCAACGTCACCGAGCGCTGACCAGAATCTCTTGACACCTACCTGCGTAGTTTCTGAAAGTTGCTCGGCAAAGCCGTCGTACTTCTGTATCACTAGGTCAATAGCTTCTCCGTTTCTGAGCTGCTCCTGAGTCAGTTCTCTGAGGAATGGGAGAGCTTCTCCAAGTTCGCCTGTCAATCCTGCCTGAGTTTTTGCAAGGTTCTTCATTGCAGAATTGAGATCCATCCCTGTGACCTGAGACAGCAAGGTTGCAGCGAGTGTGGCGTTCTCGATCTTTTCCTCAGCTATACCGAGAGAAAGACCCAGAGCACCGAGCGCCTGATAGGTTTCGTTTCCTACACCTGTGAGGTGCTGAAGGTTTGTCGAGAGTTTCGTGATTCTGTCATATGTGCCCTGTGCGTCTCTCGTGAACCTCTGAGCCGCGATGGAGAGTTTCATCATCGCCTGCTCCTGCTGCCCCCACATCTCAATAGACTTCTTCAGTGTGGCTACGACAGAGACAGCTCCGAAAACACCCATCAGGGTATGACCTATCTGTTTCACTGTATTGTCAAACGATGCGGCCTGAGTCTGCATCGTCTTGATTCCATCTGTGAACGGTCTGGCGTTCAGACCTACATCAAAATTTAGTCCTTCGAAAGCCATAGTCATCAACTCCAAAAGAAAGGAGCGTTCAATCAAGAACGCTCCCTCTATTCTGGCTTGCCTGTTTCGCCCTCTCCGCTTCGCGCCTTTCAAGCGTCGAGATTCCTGTGATTCCGTACAAATAGATCAATTGATCTTCACGATTGAGGTTTCTCCATTCTTCGAGTGTGAGGCCAAACTTCTGAATGCAGAGCATTACTTTCAGAGCTTCGGGGACATAGTCTTCTTCGTACTCGAACCTGTCCCAGTCGTACCAGTCACGTACCCGGTACTCTAGCTCTTGCTGGGCAAAAAATCCAGCGCTTTGATGTCACTCGCAATCTTGTTGAGCTGATTTGCAGTGAAACCCAGATCCTTGAGTGCCTGTTCAAACTCCTCTATCTTGTCGATTCCAAACTCTTCGACCATGTCAAGACAGATCATTATCATCAGAATCGAGATGTCATTTGTCCTCTTCTCCACGGCCTTGAGATATTCGGAGTCTGTTTTGTCGTACACCATTGACCAGCCGTAGTTTGGATCGTTCTTCGCCTGATCGAGCGTGAGGCCCTCTTCCATGAACTCTTTGCCAGTGTTCTTGTTGATGAGTCTCATGGTCTTTGGAGCTTCAGGCGCGGGATATTTCTCATGATACAGTTTCAGCACAGGATGATCTCCGAGCGGGTAAATCTCGATCTCGGGGAACTCTTCTTTCATCTCTCCGTTCTCATCGATCCGCGTCACTTTGATGACAGAGTATCCGTGAGACCTGAAGTATCCCTTCTTCGATTCATCCTTCATCATTTCTTTCAGGTTAAGCCTTGACGCCTTCTGAGCGTCTGTTTTTGGCTTGCTGCTCAAATCTTTTCCCTCCTTTTTTGATCTGTTTCCATGCCATCTTTGCGAGCTTCTCGGGATAGTCTCCCCATGCCAGCTCGTCATTCTCTATCGAGTTTGTTCTCGCCTTGATCGTCTGCGCAAATGTCGCACACGCATAGACCTGCTCCCACTGATCGAAGAGCGCCCATGCCTGTGCAAGAGCGACCCAGGATTCACGGAGCCAGGGACACTCGGCCACAGACTTTAGCATCCATTCAATGACTTCTCCCGCATCGACTGTCTTGTCTTGCTTATGTCTCTGCATGAGAGCCTGTGAGATATACCGCATTGAGAGCGCCCGGAGCTGCTCAATGACCATGCGGTTTTCACCTTCCTCAATCTCTTTCGTGAGATCAAGGTGTCTCTTGGCTTCTTCTATGGCCTCTTCAAATCTGTTATGCATCATCAACTCTCGCGCGCGAAGCCATGAAAGACGTTGATCTGTGGGATCTTCGGAGATGGCTTTGTCGATGAGCTTCTGATACTCTCTAGGTTTCGAGAGATCCTGATAATGCCAGCTGTGAATGTCTTCGCAGTATACTTCGAGCGTCTCACCCTCTCCGTGCCATGCCAAGATTTCGTGAATTGGAGATTCCCAGTGATAACCGTGTCGGACGTGAATCTTCCATTGATACATTGAAGTCTTTGGTTTCGTACACTTTTCATCGAACCAGCTGAACACGAACGGCCAGCGAACGAGAGTGGCCTGCGGGTAAAGCCGAAAGATTCTCTCGACCTTCTCTCTCCAGCCCTTCTCCATTACTTCGTCTAAATCAATGCACAAACACACGTCGTAATTATTGGGCACGTTCTCAAGCGAGATGTTTCTGGCTACATCGAATCTCCACGGCTCAATCTCAGCATGAAAGACGTTGACTCCGCGTTCTTTGAAAAGCTCAACCGTGTTGTCGGTTGAACCAGTATCCGTAACAAAAACTCCATCCGCTTCTTGGATGGAGTCATACCATCGAGGCACATTCTTGGCCTCGTTCTTGCATATCGCATACACTGCGACCTTCAAGTTATCCCCTCCTAACTGTATATCTCCCATCCGCAAACGCCAGGCTCCCAAACATTCGCATCTACTGTTGAGATCCAGAGTTGGCCGTTGTGAGCTACTATCGCTCCGAGAGCATAGGCGTCATGTGCACCAGTTGGTTGCACCCATTCGGGATACTCATCTCCTGAATCCTCGAGCTCCCAACCATAAGTGTCAGGACTCCAAACGTTGTTGTCAATCTTTACGTTGTTGTCAATCTTTGAGATATATGTTTTTCCATTAAACAGCACCCGATCTCCTGTCATATACGCATCGTGCGAGCCTAACGGCTGCCTCCATTCCTCTATCTCGCCTTTAGGCGTGTGGTTCTTATAAAGGCTGGCAGTAGTATCAGGAGGCCAATCAGCCTGCGAAGTATGAGCCTGAATGACTTCATACAGGCTTCTCTTATATGTAAATACGTCTCCGATCGAGTATGCTTTGCCAACTTCATAAGCAGGGAACAATGGAGCAAGCTCAATAATCTCTTCCGTTGAAAGACTTTTGGCTTGAATTAGAGATTTTACTGCAAGTTGTTGAGCCTTTAGCCTAGCTTTGTCCTGAAGTTCTTCCTCAGAAATGGCAGGAGGTATAATCTCTTTGATTTCATAGACTGCCTCTACTCTATCTGTATATATATCGTATCCTGTTCTAACAGCCCTATGTTTATCGTCTGTTTCGGGAGGATCGTCTACCAGAGGTAACCAGCCTTCAGCAATCAAAACATCATGAGGTAGCAGATTATAGTTTGAAACCGTACTGCCGTCTTTAAGTGTGCCTGTTCTTGGTAACCTTGTTTTTGTTACTTGTCCGTTTTCTACTAGAACATATTTCATTCAATCACTACCTTTATTCCTAAAGAATGGTTACCCCCACCAGCTACAGCTACCCAAGTATCTGTTCCTACTTTAGTTGGAACATATCTGGTGGTTGTATCACCTAGACCTAGTTGTCCGTAATCATTGCGACCCCAAGAATACAGTTCTCCATCTGAGTTTATTGCTAAAGAATGGGAATATCCAGAAGTTACGGCTACCCAAGTATCTGTTCCTACTTTAGTTGGAACATATCTGGTGGTTGTATCACCTAGACCTAGTTGTCCGTAATAATTGTAACCACAAGCATACAGTTCTCCATCTGAGTTTATTGCTA